GGAACCTGGTGACTGAGGGGATGACGGTGGAGATTCCGATGATCCTGACGCCGGTGGTGATGATGGTGATATGGAACCAGATGATCTAAGTGATGGAGGAGACGACGGCGATGGTGGTGATGATACACCTGACGCTGGAGACTCTTCTGATGGTGGAGATGCATCTGGTGGTTCTGATGGCGGTGAAGAAGGAGATATTAAAGGTTTAGAGAATGAAATCTTTGAAGATCTATCTGATGAACAAAAAGCCATTCGTACTAAAGAATTGAAAGATAGATTCATTGAGCTCTATAATGTAACCTTAGCTTTCAAAGAGAAAGTAGATTACGTTAAGAAGAACTCTGATAATATGAAGATAATTACTAAGGTATCTAAGTCTTTAGACAAGTTATCTGATATGATCTCTTACTATATCACAAAGACATTCAATACTAAATCTTATATTGAAAACAAATCTGACTTCTATTATTGTCTTTGGGTTTTAGATAGATTGAATGAATTAATGGGTACTTTAGCTCCTAAAGAACCTATTAAAAAGTAAACTGTATACTCTTGTACAGTATAACAATATAGTAAATATTTTGGTGTCCCTATAGATGCCTGATATAATCAAAATACAAAAAATACATTTATAATCTCGAAAGGAGAAAGATTATGCCAGTTGTAGGTGAATCTAAACAAGACAACGTAGTATTTGGTCGTGGCTATAACACTTCCAGTACTCGTCAATATGCTTCTGCTATTCGTGAAATGGCAGAAAATATCCGTCAAGAGACAGGTGCTGAATTCTATACAGAAATGAGCCGTGTAATGATGTCTCCTGAATCCAATGAAACTATGCGTGATTTCTTCGTATCTGAATCCGCTGATATGGAAGAATTCCAAGCCCTTGGCAACCCAGGTGGTTATCAAGACCATATGGCTATGATGGAAGCTCAATACGAAAATGACCGTTCCAAATTATTGGAAAGTGCAACTCTTGGTGCATACAACCCAGTTATGGGCTTAGTATTCCCATTGCACAAAAACCTTTTGATGAACAACGTATTCGATAAAGGCGCTATCAACAAAGCTGTTGCTAAAACTCCTAAATTCACATTGACTATGAAGATCCGCAAAATGGTTACTCCAGATGGTCGTGAAATCGATATGTTCACTCAACAAAATGAAATGTTTGGTGCTATTCTTGCGACAGCTCCAACTCATAACTTGTTGGTAACTCTTCCTTTGGCTCCAACTGACACAACTGCTCAAGACAAAATCCGTAAAGCAGTTTTCGGTCCTCAAGGTTTGATCCAAAACATCGATAACTTCTCTATCGAATCCGCAGTAACTCATATCGTAGTTAATGCTATTCCAAAAGCTGGTTACATGAAACCTAACGCTGCTGGTGATGCTGTTGAACCTGTAACAGCTGCTGAAATTACTGCTGCTGCTCCTATCGACGTTGCAGTACCTATTCAAGAATGCCGCTTCGAACCAGGCTATGGCGAAATCGACCGTCAAATGATGACTGCTTTCTCCGTAACTGTTGAACAAACTGCAGGTACTAATAAAACTATCTCTGGTCATTTAGCTGGTTTCTTCAAAAACAACCAATTCATGTTGTACTGCTCTGACACTACAGTTCAAAAAGTTGTATTGTCTGTACGTCGTGAAACAACTTCCGCTATGCACAACACTGTAAGCGTTAAATGGGATTCCCAAACAAACATCGTTGAAATTCCTGATGCTTACCCAATTAATACTACAATCAGCCCTGAAGAAGTAAAAGATATTCAAGCTCTTTATAACGAAGATCAATTGACTAATATCCTTTCCTTGTTCAAAACAGCTCTTGGTAACTTCAAAGATGACAAAATCCATGCTGAATTGGATGAATCCTTCTTACGTATGCCAGAAGCTAACCGTTTAGCTGAAGTATTTGACTTCGCTCCACCAGAAGGTTATGCATTGGATCAAGTAGAATACCGTCACAAAACATTCATGGATGCTTTGGACAACTACGCTCAATATATGATCCAAGTATTGAATGACCCTAACATCACAATCTCTGTAATTGGTAACCCTGCGATCATTCGCAAAATCACACCAACTACTTACACTTACCAAGCTCCAAGTTCCATTGGTCCTGTAGAATTAGACTTCACTCGTACAGTTGTAACTTCCGACAAACGTGTTTACAACTTCGTAAGCTCTGATAAACTACGCAACAACCAAAACTTGATCATCTTGTTAAACCCTCGTAATTCTGATCGCATTATCTATTGCATCTATGATTACCAATTGTACTTATCCAATGAAATCCGTAATGCTCAAAACCCTGCATTGCCTGCAGTACATGCATTCGAACGTTTCAAATTGGTAGGTTATCAACCAGTACAAGGTCGTGTAAAAATCATCAACCCAACAGGTCTTCGTACACGTTATGAAAACACTGATCCTATCGGACGTAACTTGATGAATGATTACACTACATTCATTCCTGATACTATGACAGCTGCTGGTACAGCTGGTGGTTACCCTAACGCTTCTACTTACACTAAAGTAAATGACGCTAAAGGTGACATCACTGCTCCAACAAAAGTTGAATATGTAAAACCATAATTTAACTAATTAGGATTCTAGCCTAGAGCCTTCATAGGCTCTAGGCATTTTCCTTTACTTTCAAGAAGGGAGTTCTAGTATGAACAATTATGATTTCGGCGATTGCTTAGATATTATCGAGCAGCTTCGTACAAATCAAGACCCAGATCTTCTAAGACAGTTGAATCATGAGCTTAACTCTTTCTTTACTGGGAGTACTTGTAATACAGTATTGCTTTCTAAGAATACAGATACACCATTCTTTGGTATCTGTGTAATGCCAGTGATTAAAGATAATGATATCTATGATATTCTTTTAAATGATGCATTTGAATATAATAGTGATGATTCTAAAGCTAAAGTTAATAAGTACTATGTAGAGATTGACTTTAAACTATTCAATCCAATTCTAGACTTATCTAATAGAGAGATCTTAGCATTGATTCTACATGATATCGGTGCATTAGTTAATACATCTTCTCCTATCGATATTGCTAAAGCAGAAATCGATATGTACTTAGATAAAACTAATAGCGTTATCCGTAGAGCTAATACAGTAAACTATGCTGCATTATTAGCATTCGGTTTCAAAGATCTACTTTGGAAGATTACTTCCGTTATGTATAAAGACCATGATATGCTATTAGCTGATGACTTCTTAATCGGCTGTGGTTTTGGCATGGATCTTGAGATTGCTATTAAGAAATTGAAAAACTCTGGATATATCAATTATACTAATAGTGGTCCTAGAGATACATCTACTATTATTGCATGGTGCTTATCTGTATATAATGATGTATTATCTAATCGTATCATTACAATCAAAGGCTTACGTAAAGCAATGTCTTACACTGCTATTCGTCTAGTTAAGCGTGAGATCGAACGTGTTATTACAGCACTATCCCGAATCGATGACAATTCTCTATTAGAAGCTGGTCCGATCGATTGGGCTAGAAAACAATATAGGGACACAACGAATTCTTTCAAATATAGTGCTATCAAAGATTATGAAAATGATCTCTTTGAATTCCAAATACGTTTACGTAATATTGATGAAGAAAATGATGCATTGCTATTATTGCATTCTATCAATACTCGTCTATCTATCATCGATGGTGTATTATCTGAAGATGATTTAGATGAAAAACTTAGATCTAAATATTCTATCTTACAAGCTAAATATATTAAGCTAAGAGAAGAGTTAGCTAAACGTGAAACTTTAAGAAGAGACTATAATCGTATCTATATCAACTATCCTGATATGGAACTAAAACGTAGATAAACAAAAAAAAATAAATACCCCTAGGAGATTAACTCTCCTAGGGGATTTTTCTTATTGTAAATTTAAATATTCATTTACATTTTCTTCATTAATTACTAACAACCCCTCTCCTGCATCTGCTAATGCATCAAATCCAGAAATCATTACTGAATTAATTTCAGTACCTTTGACTGATTTCATGCTTACTACTTTAGCATAACCATCTTTGTATAAAACGAACTTTGATTCAATTTTATCAAAATAATATTCGTTATCTTCATAAATTGAATATGTATAGAAATAACCATCGCTAGTTTTTCCTACTTCTAAATTAGTTGCATTTCTAGCAACTAATAACGATAACAATTTATGCACAGGCATCTTAATGCTTTTAACACCATCAATTAATGCACTATAAGTAAATGCGAACTTTTCGCCAACTTCTAAACTTTCTACAATTCCAATAACGATATTTAAGAAATATTTTAAATTCTTCTTGGACATATTTCTATCCAAGTTTTCCTTTAAAACTTTCTTAAATTTATCAGACTTGAAATCGTATTCAAATTGAGATTCCAGCTCATCACAGGATGGCTGGCTGATGTTCTCGATGCCATAATCTCCATCAATGATATTGAATTCGCCATCTGTGTAAACATCAATTTCCTTGGTTTCCCAAGTTTGATATTGACACATACCACTTTCTACAGTATCGATAGATTGGATTACAAATCCGCCAGTAGAAGCTTTTGTAATTTCAATTGTATTAGTAGAAGTACCCAAGATTGTTTTTAAGATAGATTGAATAAGCATGATATATTCCTCCTTAAATTAAATAACTATATCATCATATCACCTTAATAATATATGATTCTAGATATATCCTATTACAGGGATATATTATAACCCTGGTTGTAGGATATTACAGTGTAGCCTACAATAGATTAATTATTATCTTATTTCATAGGAGGTAACACAAATGGCTCTTGGACAAGGCTTATTTAACCGTACTGGTGGATCCAGTCAAAAGAAATCTATCAATGTTTACTCTAATTACCGTATGACAAACTCCAAAGATATTAAAACCTTTGGTGGTTCTTCTATTGGTTTTACATTCTGGCAAGGTACTTTGAAAATTGGTATCGCTCCATTGAAAATGGTATCTGGTCAAGACTATCCAATGCCTGATCGTGATCGTGAAGTTAGTGCATATTTGAAACACACTAAAGCTCGTATCTTAGCTAAAGAAATTCGTCGTTTCTTAGCTGGTGAATTAACTTCCGTTGGTATCACTACAGGTGCTAATACATTCCTTACAGTTACAGATGGCTCTGACTTTGGTTTAGAACAACCTGTAATTTGTATCCGTAAATTGAATAAAGATCTTTCTGCATTAGAAGAAGAGATCTTATTCATCTGTCGTACAGACTTACACTTCTCCGTTCATAACTTTGATAAAGAATCTTTCGATGGTGATAAAGATTTCGATAGCTACAAAAATATGGACTTAGAAGACTTCGTTCTTGTATTGGAAGAGTATGCTAAATCTATGACTAATGCATATGCTTACTCTGTACATGAAACAGCTCAATATGCTAGTAGCAATACTAATGCAACTATTGAAGCAATTGCAGAAAAGTTAGGCGTCAACTCTAATGCTGGTAGCAGCTTTGGCGGTAGCTCCTCTTCTACATCTAGTGAATTCAAACGTGCATCTTTAGATGACATGTAATATTATAGGAGATAGAGTCATTCTCTATCTCCTTATTTTTTTGTAAGGATACTCATATGGAAGGTAAAACAGTCGCTCCTATATTTGAATACTCAAGTTTATTCAATACAGACTTATCGATATATGATGTAATAAAGTATGGATTTAAGAATTCTAAGTACTTCATTGATGGTATATTAGATCTATCTCAGTTAGATATGATCTATATCTTTCAAGAACGTACTAAACCAAATCCATTAACTGCGTTATTAAAAGAAGAATACCAAGACTCTGCTGATGACTTATTAGAAGAGATCATCAATAAGTATGGTGAGTTACTATACTTTAATACTTATGAGACTGATCTTTATCGATTATTCTATAATATCATTGGCATCGAAGGTAAAAGCTTCAATATAGCTATAGCTGTAGATAATGAATATCAAGAAACCAATCTACGAGCTATGAGCTTAAATCCAAAGAATAAATTACGTATCTATAAGAAGAGAGATATTCCTCTAAATGAGTATGATGCCATCTATACTGATAGCTTATTCAAACTAGAGCAATACTCTCCTAAAGTTGAAGGTAAACATATCTTCACTTTACGTAATGCTATCAATACAGACTACGACTATACATTAGGCAAGTATATAGTTCAAGCTAAGTTCTACGATATGTTTCCTAAGAACTTATTCTACGTTGTTGAACCATATGACAAGTTAGTTAAAATTGCGAGGTAATTATGCATATCTACTCTAATATTGTAGAGCAAAAAACTTTACACGAACAAACTATGGCAGTGTTGCAAATCATTGCTGATTCCCTAGTTACATCCTTTGGACCTTATGGTTCCGCTACTCAAATCAAGAAAGATGACATTCTTCCTAAATTCACTAAAGATGGTCATACTATCTTGAAAAATATCTACTTCAATGGTACTTTAGAAATGAGTATCCGTGAAGTATTAGAAGACTTAACTTCCCATGTAGTTAAGAATGTTGGTGATGGTACTACATCTGCTATCTTATTATCTCAACTTATCTATAAACGTTTGGCTTCTAAATGTGAACCAAATAAGGATAATGCTGAAATCTATAACTGGCATTTACCACCAGCAGAATTAGAACGTCAACTTAATGAATTGGTTAAACGTGCTTCTGAAACTATCATGTCTCAAACACGTGAAATCAAAACATATGAAGATATTCATAAGATTGCTTTAATCTCTACAAACAACAATGAAGAGATGGCTGAATTGATCTCTGGTATCTATATGGAAAACGGTACTGACGTATACATTGACGTTAAACGTTCCAATGATAGCCAAGACTATATTAAAATCTTTGATGGTATGACATTAGATGCAGGTTATGCTGATAAAGTATTCGTTACTAATGAAGCTGAATCTACTGCAGAAATTAATGCACCTAAGATCTACTTCTTTGAAGATCCTATCGATACTCCAGAAATGATTAACTTTTTCTCTGCTATCATTTACCATAATATCATGGAACCTTTAAAAGATCGTCGTGAATTAACTCCAACAGTTATCATGTGCCCTAAAGTATCCAGTGATATTGCTGCAGTTATGGATCCATTGGTTAAGACAATGATGAATGCTAAAGCAAGTAACTTTAATATTCCATTCTGTCTTGTATCTGATATCTATAAAAAAGAAGTACTTATGGACTTAGCTAACTTATGTGATGCTCGTACAGTTCGTAAGTATATCAACTTAGAGCAACAAGAAAAAGACCAAGAAAATGGTGATGCTCCAACAGTAGATACAATCGTTGATTGGTGTGGTACTGCAGATGCAGTTGTTGCAGGTTATAATAAAACTAAAATTATTAACCCTAAACTCATGTATAAAGAAGGTACTACAGAATTCTCTGACTTCTATAAATCTATCATCAATAACTTAGAAATGCAATTAGCTCAAGCTAAACAAGATGGTAAGAACCTAAATGATATTGGTAACTTACGTCGTCGTATCCATAGCATGAAAGCTAATATGGTTGACTTATATATTGGTGGTTCTACTCCTGAAGAACGTGATAATCGTTTCGACTCTGCAGAAGATGCTGTATTGAACTGCATGTCTGCTGCTGAACATGGTTATGGTTGGGGTGCAAATATCCAAGCATTCAATGTATTCCACGAACTTCATAAAAATCCTGATACTGGAATTATCAGTGTAGTATATAATTCCTATCTAGATCTACTTGCAAAACTTTATGGTTCTTCCCTTGGTGAAGTACCTTCCTCATATTCCGAAGCATCTGATGAAGTTAAGACAATGATTCAAACAACTATCGACACTAAAACACCTATCAACTTACGTACAGGTGAAGCCGATGGTTTGGTATTGTCTTCTATTAAATCAGATATCACTGTGTTAGACATTGTTGCTAATGTGGTTGGTATGCTAGTTACTACTAAGCAATTCCTTTGCCAATCTCCAGCACACAATATCTATAAAGATTAATTGTCCAGAGCAAGCTTACTGGGGTAGGAATTGAATTCCTATCCTGGTAAGAACCTCATTAAGGAGAAGTTTGGATGGCTAAGTTAGAAATGACTTTAGATGAATATGGAAAATCTCCTGCGGGTAAAGGTAATGTAACTGGCTCGCAATATTTAGCTGAAGCTTATAAGACTAAATTTGAAAAAGTTATGTTAAGATACAATGGTAGAATTGATCATAACTTTTATACTGATGGTAAATCATATTTTATTCTCCTTAGAGTTCCATCTGAAGTGGTACCTAAGTTTACATATGAAGTTGTATTTAAATTCTCTCCTACTAAGATGACTGATAGTCATTCTAGTACTCTAAAGAATTATAAAGTACAATTCTTCTCTAATGACCCAGCTTTCGTTTTCACATTTGCTCATGTATATAATGCAAATGGCATTCTAGTAAATGAGCTTTTAGATAAAGTTCCTGATGAAGTGCTTAAATCTAAGCCTAAAGAACGTAACCCCTATGGGGTAGTGAATTTCGCTAAAATTCTATATTTCGGGTTCCTATACATACGTCAACATGGCTATCTAGAGAAGCATTATTATGAAGAATCTAATTTAGTAATTAGAAATGCTAAAGATTTCTTCAAATTAGTAACTGATTGTAGCACTAAAGCACAGCTTCGTCTTGAAGGTGAAAAGAATGCTAGAGCTATAGATCCGTTATTTAAACATAGATTGCTTAAAAAGGGAGTTAAGTCTGGCGGTAATGCAAATAAGGTAGTTAAGCATATTGGCAAGATTAAAACT